CAGAGCCTTGTTGGTGCGTAGAGTTACTACAGCGTTGCGGATATCCGCAGTTGTAATTGTATCTACTGGAAGCACTGCACTAGATGCTGTTGGAACTGTTCCTGATGGACCATTTGCATAAATTACATTGGTACCGGCACAAAGAACTTGACCAACAACATTGTCAATGCTGTCTGCTGCGTTGTAAGCGATGATATCAGCAAGTGCTGAATCTACATCGTTGAATGAAGTTAGGTTTAACTTCTTAGTTGTTGAAACGGCTGAGCCGTATTCAGCAAGGGTTACAGTAACCTGTGATGGGTTACCTAGAGCGATTGAGGAAACGTCAGATGATTCTGTCAACGTAGATGTAGCTTGTGCTAAATCTGAATAGATTGAGAATACAACTGATGATCCTGGCATCGCCTGTTGAACTGGTTTAACATCGGCAAGTGAGCGCATAACAGGAATGGAACGAAGTGCCATTCTTACATACTGATCGTATGCTGCTGTGACTAAATTGCTAATGCTGGATGTAGTAGTTAAACTACCGCCTGGAACTGCCATTGGGCATTACCTTTCATTAGGATTGGATTAGAGTCCAGATCCCTTAATGATTGCATCTAACTCTTCGCGAGTATTAGCGTTCATAAGTTTTTTCATAATATCGTCATTGTGCTCAGGTGTAATCCCTTGCTCAACAGTATTAGTCATCCTCTTGTACGCTGCCGCTTGAGCAGGGTCAACATTAGGTTTCTGGGGTACTTCTTCGGTTTGAAGGCCAAACACATCTGCGTTTGCTTCTAACCATTTTGATACAGACTCTTCAGTTGGGTCTATATCCTGCGGAATAAAAGAAGAAATCTTCTGATTTACTCCGCGACTTGCGAGAGCTTCTTTGATTGCTCGTTCTCTTTGCGCTTTGTTTAAAGATTCAAAGTTGGCTTTAAGTTCTGCTAACTCTTTATCTTTTTGCTTATTAGCCTTGCGTAGTTGTTTAACGAGATCATTGCTTAACGATTCAGTACTTGTGTCTGTATCGTCATCATCCTCGTAGTCGTAGTTGGACATAGTCCATCTCCCATTCGTTGTAGTTGTCGTAGACCTCATACAGTTCGGGGATCTCTGTATGGCTTCTACTACCGGTTTTGATATCACTCCATCAGACCGGTGGTCCTGATGGCAGGCTTAGTTAATAGGAGCCAGCTCTGTCCCTGCTGAGTGCTCCACTGGTCATACCAGTTTGTCCACCAAATTCTGCTTTTTCTAGTCCAATAATTTTCTTACGTTTTTGTTGGGACTCTGTTTGACCTGGTAGATTAAATATCTCTTCTTCAGCTACTGCTTGTGTATAATCTGGTTGTTGATAAATAGATGCTAGTTGTCTACCTCGCTCAAGGCCGCCACCTATAATACCAAATCCTTGTCTAGCAGTTTCAGCAGTTACACCGTAACGGCGTAGATACTCAGCATCTGTTAGGCTTGTATCTAGTCCAGCAGCTAATGCTGCTCCACCAATTTCAGCAGCAGTTATTTTACGCTTAATATCCGCTAATCCTTTTTCGGGATCTAAGGTATAACCAAGGATATCCGAACTATTAATATCAGGATAAAATCGTTTTAAGGCTGTGGTTACTTCAGGCGCTGCATCTATAACTCTCTTCTGTGCAGTAACAATACGATCTTCTAATTCAATTGCTGATACATCATTAGCAATTAATTTATTAAAACCTGCTTGTGTGCCTAGACTATCTTTAGCATAAAAGGATGCTGGTAAACCATAGTTACGCATAAGGTTTTGATATCCATCTTCTAATGCTAGATACTCTGCAGGACTCAATGCGGTTAAACCTTTTTTAATACGATCAGTATTAGCTGCAAAGCGTTTTTGATAGGCATCACTATTTCGTAGTGCAATCTGAAATTCAGGACCAGATAGACCTTGTTTGATTAAGTCTTGTAATGGAGTTACTAAAGCCTCAAGACCATACCTAGTAAATTCTGACAACAATAAAGCATAAGCTGATCTTGCTGCACCTTGTGCCTCAAGAGAAGCACCACCTACCCCTGTACTCCCTGAAGCGCTACCCGCACCACCCCCAGTTGTACCACTAGTACCATATAAGCCAGTACTTTCAACTTGTTTAGTTGCTTCTGTAATAGATAAACCAGTTTTTACAAGTGCATCAATTTCATTTTGTCGCATAATACGTAATTGATTTTGACTAACATCTCCACCACTGCGAGATAAAGAATATTGATCTTGATTTAAACGATAAGCACCAGTTACATCTCCAAAGTAAGGAGTCATTTGTACTTGACCAGGTTTAGCTACACCAACAGATTGAAACCCACCTCGTTCTGGAGCAAGAGATTCTGCAAACTTATACATACCACCCTCTTTGGTGATACCTTTTGTGCTATTAAATCCAAGGGCTTTAGCCTCAGCAAGCGTTACCTTTTCAGCCATTATACTGTTCGCACTCCTTGTCCTAACAATCCGAAATCTTTAAGTGTGTCATTTAAAACGGTAGTGGTCACACTAATACCTTCCGGAGATTCATCCCACCAAACTTGAGATCTTTTATTTTTCTCAAATTCTTGATAATCAGCAAACCCTTTATCATTAGTAGCCATACGGATAACTTCATTTAGATTAACGCGACTAGAAGGGATACCTCTCGCTTTTGCAATATTATTTATATAGGTAGAAAAAGTTGTAGATAAATCTTCATCAGGATCAATTTGATTTCTTACTGCCTCTGGTAATATCCTTCTAGCATTAACTCGGATTTTATTTTTAAACTTATCTATACTCTCACCTTTATTTATAGCATCTAACCAATTAGGTAAATCATTTGCAAAATCAGTTTCAAGATTATAACCATTAGCTATAGCAGTAGATGCAAGATCTATTCTACTCTTCTCAGACTTTGCAGCCTGACTTTCTTTATAGGCAGGTAATTGTTTTATTCTATTTTCTAAAAATACTTTAGGATCTAGCCCTGATTCTTGTACTAGGACTCTTCTTCCACCGACCATTTTATAAGTACCCTTAGAGATACTTGAGGCTTTCTTTTGTTCTGCAAGTAACTCTTTATATAGAGAATTTACCTCAGGCCCAGTAGCATCTTTTCCAGTAATATTTTTATATAAGTTTTCAATTACACCTTCGGCTGTGCTTTTATTAAAGATTTCTTGTTGACCAAAAGGTTTGTAACGCTCATCTTCGCCACCAACTCCACCAGCAGCTTTTAAAACCGCTACCTGACGTGCCTGCTCGTTAAGATAAGAATCTACTGTTGGGTATTCTTTTGTAAGATTATAAGAACCTTTAGCATTAATAATTGCTTGTTTATATTTTTCAGCAAGAACATCTGTATATTCACCAGTAATAGGTACATCTAAACCTGCTGCTTTTAATTGTTCAGCAAGTGCTAAGCGGCCTTTGTTATCTAATGTTTTCTTTACATATTCACGAGCAGTTTTTACTAACGCATCAAAATTATCTACTTGACCAGTTTGATCAGTATTAGGATCTCCAGAGACGGTACTGCCAGGGGGCGGTACAATTCCAGCCTTTAAATCTTCTTGTCGTTTTTTATCTGCTTCAAATTTGGATAACTTTTTTTCAGGCTCTTTAAAATCATCTATAAGTTTTTGCAATCTATCACGTTCATCAATAGCCGCCTCAAATGCAGTATTTGCTAATTCGTATGCCTTTGGATCTGACTCAATTATAGGCACACCATTTATACGGCGATTTAATTTTTCTTGTGCTTGGGTAACGCGAACCTTCTGCTGCGCTAAATCAGCCTGAAGTTTCTTTTTACCCGTAGGTTTTACATATGCCAATTTAGTTTCCTAACAATTAGTTGAACAACGGAGCGAACAATAGATTGTATGCTGCTAACGCATTTGGATCTGATTCAGCTAATGCCTCTAATGTTATTTTAGCATTAGATCTTAACTGTGCTTTATAGTCTTGCTTATTGTCAAAGGTTATACTTGTTGTAAAATCTCTTTGGTTTACATAATCATCATATGTTGTTATCATCTGATCAAGAATAGATATCAATTTAGGTTGAGTTTTAACACTTGGATCTTTTATCATATTACGTAGATCATCTAGTGCTCTTACTCTTTGAACAGATTTTTCACCATACTGACCTAGTCGCTCTTGTAGTAAAGGTCTTACACCTTTAAATTGATCAGACCAATTTTGCCATTCATCTCTAAGCTGACGCTTTAAGTCAGTATTCGTTGTAGCAGACATTTGCTCTTCAATTTCATCTCGCTTAGCGAAGTATGTTTGAAGGTCTTTAGCAGCACTAACTTCTACTACAAAATCAGTTATAGTTTTCTTTGTCTTTAAGCCTGATTTAAATAATAGTTTATACGAATCAAAATCAAATTTACCAACATTAGGTATTAAGAATGATGCTGCCTCTGGATATCTAGTCAGTAACTCTTGATTCTCATCAATCCAATCT